GTCGGTCAGGCTGCCGATGGAAGCGGCGAGCGTCTCGATCTGCTGCTCGAAGTACGAATACCGCTGCCCGTTGTCGCCCATCAGGTCGAGGCGGATGCCCTCGATCGTGCCGGCGAAAATCCCGTCGATCTGCTGCAGCGCGCCCATCACCTGGCCGATCAGCGCGATCTCGGTCTGGTAGCGCTGCTGCACCATGCCGGTGAGCGCGGCGTAGTCCTCGGCGTCGGCAAGCTCGGTGCTGAACTTGACGATGGCGTCACCCTGCTGCGACCAGAGATCGTACAGCGAGCGGTTCGCGGCCTCGATCTGCTGCTGCACCGCGCCGATGGTGTCCGTCTCGAGCAGCGCCCGGAGCGTGTCCGTGCTGGTCTTGTAGATGCCCTGGATCTCGGCGATCTGGGCGAACTGGGCCAGCATCTCCTCGGCCGTGCCGCCGATGCGCGAGATGAACGGGCGGATCTGCGCGTCGAAGCTCTCGGCCGTCGCATCCAGCCAGGCGCGCACGAACTGATCGGGCGCGTTCTTCAGGGTGGATGCGTCGAGCTTGTCGAGCCGCCCGGAGATCCCGAACGCATCGCCCACGCCTTGCCCGTCTACGCGCAGGGACTTCCCGCCGAGGGTCTTGCCGCTGAGATTGACGCTGACGCCCATCGCCGCCGCGATCTGCGTCAGCGCCGAGTCCATGCTGCCAAACGCCTGCAGCATCTCCTTCGCGTCTTCCGTGCTCGTGCGATTGGCGATGGCCGACAGCGTGAGGCCCGATGCGCCGGTCATGGTATCGACGATGCTGTTGTAGCCGGTGCCGGTCGTGACGCCGAGGGCGCCCCACTTGGCTTGCTTCTCGGGCATCATCTTGCTGACGGCATACACCGCCGCCGCGACGGCCAAACCGATGCCCGCCGTGCCGATGCCGGCCGCCATGCCGGCAGACAGGCCGGAAGCCCCGAAGGCGCCAGCGATCGCATCCCCCGCCGTGACGAGGGTCATGCCGACCTTGCTGGACACCATCGCCATCGTCCCGCCGAGCTTGGACAGCGCGCCCAGCCCGCTGAGCACGGAGCCGCCCAGGTTCGCCACGGTGCTGCCAATCCCCGACAGGCTGCTGGCCGTGGAGGCGGCACTGGATGCCCCACCGCCCGCAGACGCTGCAGCCGAACCGCTCATCAGGCCCATGCCGATCAGCACCTTGTTCGCCGCTGCGGTCGCGATCATCTCGGCGAGCATCTGCTTGAAGAAATCGAGCAGCGTGTCGAATGACGCCTTGCCGTCGCGGATGATGCTGACGAAGAAATCTCCCACCCCATCGCGCACGCGCTCGATCGCGCGGTTGTAGGCCGTGGCCATTGCTTCAGCGGCTTTCGTCGCCTCGGCCGATGCGGTCTTCTGCGCTTCCTCGGCGGCGTCCAGCGCGGCCTGCAGGTCGTATTGCTGCCCGATCAGCTTCGCGTATTCCTCGCGCTGGTGCGGAAGGAGTTTCTGCGCGGCATCCTCCCGAAGCGCATTCTCGATATGCAGCTGGCGGTTCAGCGATTCCGTGGCGGCCTCGCCCTTCTTGACCGCTTCCACCTGGCGCTGCAGCGCATCCACCTGCGCCCGCGTGGTGCCGAGGGTTTTGGTGCGCACCTCTTCGGCCTTGGCTTCCGCCTCGAAATACTTGTCCAGCGCCTTGCCGGCAGCGACCATCGCCTTTTCCGTGGCCTTCGCCTGGTCGGCCACGTCCTGCACATTCGGGGCGGCACCCTTCGCCGCGGCCGAAGTCGCGACCATCGCCTCGACAGCAGCATTGCCGGTGGTCTCCCACGCGGCCTTTGCCTGGTCAAGCGTCTTGATCCAGCTCGAACCGATGTCGGTCTTCAGCTCGCCGAGGATCTTCTTCGCGCCCGCGAAGTCCCCGCTGATCGCCGCACCGATGGCCGCGAACACCCCGCCGAGCGTGGTGCCCACGGTCTTGAATGCTTCGACCACCGCGATCCCGGCGACGTACAGCCCCTTCAGCGCCGTGGCCAGGAATTCCGCCGTGCTCTTCAGCTTGTCGCCGCTGGTCATCGTGGTCAGGAATTCACCCGCCAGCCCGGTCAGCGTCGGCAGCAACTGCGCAGCGATCTGCCGACCCACACCGACGACGCCCTGCCCTACCAGGTCCATCGTGTCGTTGAACTTCTCGGCGCTCTTCGCGGTGGTCTCGTCCATCGTCAATCCGAGCTGCTGCGCCATCGCGTCGAACTCTGCCAGCCCCGCCGCCCCACCGTTCAACAGCGGGATCATGTCCGCGCCCGCCTTGCCGAACAACTGCACAGCCAGCGCCGTCTTCTCTGCACCGTCCTTGTAGCTGGCGAACTTGTCGGCCACCTCGCCGAGCATATCCCGCGTGCTCTTCAGCGATCCATCGGCATTCTTTGTCTGCAGCTGCATCGCGGCAAACGCATCCGCCCCCTTGGCCATGTTCTGCGCGAGCCGGGACATATTGCCCTGCAGCGCGCCGGCCTCGAGTCCCGACTGGCGAAACGCCAACTGCAGGCCGGCCAGATCCTTCACCGCAATGCCGGTTTTCTGGCCCAATTTGCTCATCTCGTCGGCCGCGTCGATCGCCGACCGGATGAACGCACCGATGCCCGCGATCGACAGTCCCACCCCGATGGCCTTGAAGTACCCTTCAATCGCCTTGGCGGCCGACTGCATCTCGCGAGCGCCGCGGTCAACGACCGACTTTGCCTGCTTGAAATCGTTGGCGAGCGCGTCGATCTTGGCGCGCACATCGATCTGCACTTCGCCCACGGTCGTCGCCATCTATTCACTCTCCGCCATAGCGGCCAGCACGGCCGTGTCAATTTCAAACAGCCAATCGATCTCTGCAGGCTCCAGCGTGACGCCGTAGAGCGCCTGCCAGGCTTGCACGTCGTGGAGCGTCACGGGGCGGGCCGCCATGTCGCCGGACCCGGCAGACCGGCGCAACTGCCCGTAGATGTCGAGGATTTGCTCCCCCCCAGGGGGGATCGGGGGCGGCGTCAACTCGCCGGTATCGATACCGGCGCGCTCAGCCGCAATGAGGTGATCGCGCAGCGTGGCGCCGTCAGCACCACGCCGGCCAAGCCGGACGCCGTGGCGGACGTACTCCGTCAGTCGCCGCCCGTACTCTGCAAAAAATTTGCTTCTTCATCCATAAACGAAAGAACCTGCGCCAGAACGTCCCGCCGGTTCGTGTATGCTTCTCGCACATTCTCCGGAGTACACGGCAACAGATTCTTTTCTGCCCCTATCCCCTCCCACGCGAGAGTGCACGCGACGGCCAGCTCTATCTGGTCAGAATCAATCTCTTCGGGATCAGGAAGCTGGAACTTTCCGGGCCGCTTCTGGAATCGATTCTGCAGCTCTCTTCGGCGCGCTAACTCAATTTTTCGCCTCTTCGGGTGCATAGGCCCAGCGAGCTCGATAAACGCCTGCGTCAACGCGCCCGTCTTGGCATTAACCAGCTGCAGCCGCGCAGATTTGGTTTCAACAACCTCGGTCAAATCAAACATATCCAATTTCCTTGTCTGAGGATAAAAGATCAGGCAGCCGAGTCCTGAATGCTCAGCGTGGTGGCTTCGCTGGAAATGCCCGTGCCGCCGCTGCCGTTGTAGAGCGCCTGGAAGTTCGCCGTCAGGATCAAGCCCTTCTCGCCGTCCGACCGGCTCGCGCTGCCCAGCTTGATGCGCGGCAGATTGAATGCCAGGAAGTTCGCCGCGGCGGCGTTGTCCGACGTGAGCAGCGCGGAAAGCGCCAGCTCGGTCTCGTTCAGGAACGCATCGCGGAACGTTGCGTTCTCGAAGTAGGCCGTGAACTGGCCGGTGACGTTCACGCGCCCGGGGAAGATGCCCGGCATGAAGTTCGAGCCGACCACCGGATCACCAGAATACCCGCCATCAACACGCAGACTCAGGCCGGTACAGGTGGCCACCGCCGTGGCGCCGATGTAGAGCAGGCCGTTGACGGCCGCCGCAATGCCGGTGGTCGTGGGCGAGGTGGGCGACGTGTAATACGCCGACGTGCCCGTGGTGACCGATCCCGAGCCCATGACATCCACGCCGATCGTCGCAAGCCCGGTGGGCGGCAACTGGATGTCCAGCGCCGACGCCTTGCATCCGAGGTACAGCTCAGACTGCGCAATGTCCGAGAACCAGTGCTCGATAGCGAACGACTTGTCAGTGTGCCCAGTGGTCGGCGTGTATGTCTTCTTGCCCGTGACCGAGCAGGTGCACGAGGCAATCGGCCCCTCGGCCACCATCGCGGACGCATTCGGCACCACCACCGTCAGCACGGTAGCGGTCAGGCTGACCACGTACAGGTTCTTGTTCAGGTTGGACGCATTCACGGAGCCGGCGGTGATCCTCACCACGTCGCCCGCCTTGAATCCGTCCGTCAGCCACGAGCCCGTGGCGCGGGTCACCGTGTAGGGACCGGACCCCGCAATGGTCAGCGACAAGGTGGCCGCAGACACGCCTGCGGCAAAATCCTTGCGCAGCGCCGCCGCCATGAAGTCCGCGTAGGTCAGCGGCGACAGTTCGCCCTTGATCGATCCCGCAGTGCGGCGCGTGCCGTGCCGGAAATCCGAAATCTGGTAATCGGTGCGCAGCTCGGCCGATGCGTACGTGTCCTTCTCGACGTTGATCGAGGACTCGACCCGACGCAGCGACTGCGCGCCGGATGCACCGGGCGCGGTGTTGTAGACGGACTCCGCCTTGTAGCGGACTTGCTTGGCGATACCGGATGCAATGGCCATTGTGGGCTCCTATTCAGTCGTAAAAGGTGATCAGAAAATCAACAGCCTGCGAATAGATGCCGGTATCAAGATCGACATCATCAACGGACACGTTATCCATCACGGAAGACACGACGACAAAGCCGGCGTACGTCCCTGATTTCAGATGCACCGCAGCGCGCACCTCGTCAACAACGGTCTTGAGCGCGGCGTATGTGCTGGCAAAGCAGTCCGCCTGAACGCGCGCCCGGTAGAGATTCGGGCCGGCTGACTGGTCAATCACGCCGTCAGGGTATGAGCCGATCAGCGTGGTGACGACAGCCGGCAGCGTGCCCGCCTGTGGGCGGATGACTGGATACACGCGCCCGCCCGCCACGCCCGACAGCAGCGCATAGGTGATCGACTCAGCCGCCGCCATGCTTGCCCAGCTCCTTCGGGATGCGCTTTCTCATGTACTCGGCATAGGCATCGACAACCGCCTGCCCGTTGGCGTCGAAGGCCCGTCGCATGAAGCCCGCCGCGCGGATGCCGGGATGCATGACCTGGCTTACCAGGTTGCCCCCGATCTTCAGCGCCCCGCGTTTCGTGCTGGCCTTCGCCTCCGACCCGTCCGAATTCTTGCCCCGGATTATGTAGGGCTTGCCGATCGTCCGGCCGGCACCCTGGTAGAAGCTGGCCGTGCCGAATTCGACCATGTGGGCGTAATACGGGTCGCCTTTCTTCGTGCGCCCACCCGCGCGGATCTTCACGGAAACCATCCCGGCACGCCGGTCCAGATTCGCGGACAGCCGGATCGAGTCGCGCAGCTTGCCCGTCTTCACCGGCACGTTGTTGCGCGCCGCCTCGAGCATCGGCTTGGCAGCGGCACGCACCGCACCGCGCACAATGTTGACCTCGATCTTCGCGGGGATCTTATCGAGCTCAGCGAGCACCGCCCGCAGCGACGCGTCGAAGTTGTATTCGGCCATCAGATCACCTGCTCGCAGATCAACTGCAGCCCCTGGCGCCGGCCGATCTCAGCCACGCCACGGACCAGCAGCACCTTGCCATCGGCCAGCACGCGACACGCGACCGTCACATCACTGCGCCATCGGATGATCACCCGAAAACCCATCACGGCAACCTGTGCCGAATCCGTGACCAGCTCGCGCGGCACCATCGCCAGCACAGACGCCGACACGGTGGCAATCTCAGCCCACCCTGGAACGGTCGCCCCGTAGGCATCGCGCGTCTCGGTCGGCCGCTCAATCGTGACCCGGTTCCACAGATCCCCCGCCCTCACAGCGCGTAGACCCGGTAGGGCTGCAGCAGCACGTCCCACCCCATCGGCACCACGGACATCGATACGCGCGAGACGCTTTCGCGGTTGTCGTACAGGTGCCCGGCGTGCAGCAGCATGGCCACCTTGATCGCCTCGTTGAACACGATGCCGTTGTGCGTGGCCCGCGCTTCGTTCTGCGCTTTGGCATAGGCCAGCTCGGCAGCTTCGAGCGCGATCGCCGCCTCGGTCTCGTCTGCCATCGCTTCGGCCACGGCAACGGCGGCGTCATAGGTCGCGGTCGCAGCGGTGAGCGTGGCCGGCGCGGCCGCTATCGCCGCATCCAGCGCGTCCTGGTCCGCGTACACGTTGCGGTTCAGGTACTGCACGGCCGTCTGCTCGGCTGCCAGCAGGTACGCCGCAATCAGCGCGTCCTCTTCGCAGTGATCGACCCGCAGGTGATCCTTCGCGACGTAGAGCGATATCAGCGACATGCGTCAGCCGCCAGGGACTCGGCATATGCCACTGCCGCCGGATCCGCGTCCGCTGAGCCATCGGCTATCGCCGACTCGGACTCTGCGGCCGGCAGCGTCACCACGTCATTGCATCGGCCATGCGCGCAGTCAGCCAGCAGCCGAACGCGCACATCGCCTGAATTCTTGGCCTTCGCCATATCGATATCTCCAGAAAGGAAGGCGAGCGGAGTCTCCCCCGCCCGCCGTGCCAATCAACCGCCGATCAGGTCGCCGAGTGGGCGTAGACCTTGACCGCCGTCGTATCGACCAGGTTGCCGCCGGAACGCATCCATGCCAGGAAGCCCACCTGCCCGAGCTTGGCGTATGCCGAGTCGGTGAAGCGGAACATGGAGACCTGCATCGCGTCGCGGATCTTGTAGTGGCTAAAGTCGCCGAAGGCGAGCGTCTTCGCGTTCGCTGCGGGGCTGGCCATGTCGTTGTTCAGCACGACAGGGAAGCCCATCAGGAAGTCGGAGAACCCGCCAGCGATGCCCGCGTCATAGCTCGGCGTCCAGATCGGGCGGCTCGAACCGTCGACGATCTTGCGAATCACCTTGCGCATGGCTTGCGGCATCATGAACTTGCAGTTCCCGAGCGACTGGTACGCGGCGTCGACCGAGTCGATCAGATCCACGATGTCGGCGTAGATGATCGTCGCGGTCTGCCCCGTTGTGCCGGTTTTGCCCACCGTGGCGCCAGTGATCACGCCGCGCGGCTGGCTGCTGCCGGTGCCCGTCGTGAAATGCTGATTGGTGATCCTGCCGAGACGAGTCGCCAGGCGCCCGCGCACGAATGCCTCGATGTTGATCTGCGAGTCCTGCAGCAGCTCGAACGGCACCGCGATGATCTTCGAGCTGTACTTGTAGGCGTTCACAGCCACCGTACCGAACGTCGGATCCGCCGCCGTGGCGGTCGTGTTCTCCGCGATCAACTCCCCAACCTCCGACGTGCCGTCGCTGGTCGGGTAGGACAGCGGATTGCCCATCGCCGTGACGATCACCTCAGCCACGCTACGCATCCCGCCAAACGCCTTCAGCGAGTCGATCAGCTCCTTCGCCACCTCGGACTGCACGGTGTAACCACCTTCGGAGCCGGTCGTTGTGCTCATCGTGTTCGAGAATCGCGACAGCTGCTCGGCAGAGAATCCGCGATCACCACGGCGCATCCATGTATCCGTGATGCCGCGTTCGCTCAGCGGATCGAGCGCGCCCGGGAGCAGCTGCGGCGCGGCATCATCGAACGCCTTCTCGGCATCCAGGTCGGCCAGCCGCTGAATGTTCGTCAGCTGCTGGTCGATCGCGACGATCTCGCCCGTCAGGGCGTCGTAGCTGTTCTGATTCTCGACCGTCCACTGGGCGTCTTTGGTCGAGTCCATGAGTTCGCGCGCTTGCTTGGCAAGTTCATTGCGGCGCCCGCGCAGTTGAGTAACGTTACCGGCCATGTGCTTTTCTCCTGTATGGTTAGCACAAACAAAAAAGCCGCCAAATGGCGGCTTGTTCGCAACAGACGCGGGGCGCCTACGCTGCGATCCTTTCCAGCAGCGCCAACCGGCGCTCGCTGTGTGCGCGACGGTCGCGCATGTCTTCGGGTTGCTCGATATCGGACGCACGAGCCGTCGCCAGCAACTCCTCTGGCGGGTTGTTGTAGGCCGCGAGGTTCCAGCTGTTGCTCGCCTTTTTGCCCTTCTCGACACGATCGGCGAACCCATTGGCCACCGATTCGTCAGCACCGAACCAGGTCTCGGCATCCATCCACCCGCGTACCTCGGCGGCGGTTTTCCCGGTCTTGCCCACGTAGTCAGCGACGAAGGTCTCGTCTAGCTGCTCGAGCACGCCCGCGAGCTCCAGCATCACGCGCTTGTCCCCCATGCCAAGGGCCTGCGAGTTGTGGATCATGATGAAGGCGCCGTCAGCGATCACCACCTCGTCGGCAGCGATCGCGAGCCACGACGCGGCGGATGCGGCGATGCCATCGATATAGGCCGTGACCCGCGACTCATGCTGCTGCACCGCAGCAGCCATCGCCCGACCGTCGAATACGGATCCACCCGGCGAGTTGATACGCAGGTTGATCTGCTTCGCGGTGATCGCGGCCAGTTCCTTGACGAACTCGTTCGCCTGGACACCGTCCCATCCGCCGATCATGTCGTAGACGTAGATCGTGGCAACGTCATCGGCATTGACCACGCGCAGCGGCTCCCGCCGGCTGCCCGCATTCATGATTTCAAGCTGCGTTCGTTGTTTCATTCGTGGCTCCCGCCCTGATCAGGTCATCACCGCCAGCGATGGGCGGAAGATTCTTCAGCCGCCGCACCTCGTTTACCGTCATCCAGCCCTGCGTCCCTGGGCCGCCGAGCGCCTTCGTCAAGTATTCCGCCTGCGCCTTGTTGTCGCCCTCGAGCCAGCCGGCGCGGTTGAACTCCAAGAAGTACCGATCCCGTGTCGGCCACAGCTTGCGGTTCAGCTCCTGTTCGATCAGCACCAGGCGAGGATTCAGCGTGAACGTCAGGAACGCACGCAGGATCTGTTCGACCCCCGACCCCCAGCTAGACGTTTTTTCGCTTTCGCCGATCAGCACCGGCGGCACACCAAAGGCCCGCGCGATGTCGATCACCTGCCACTGGCGGGTCTGCAGCAGCTGGGCATCCTGCGGGCTCAGCGTGACTGCCGAGAGTTTCCCGCCGTTCACCAGCAATAGCGGGCGGTTGGCGTTCGCGAGACCGGAATACTTCTCGTCGAACTGCTGGCGCAGGTGGTCGGCCTGATCCTGTTTCGGGGCCACGCCCGGCGGGTACTCGATCACCACGCTGGGCGCCGCCCCTCGGGCGAAAAACGACCCGCTGAAGTCGTCTGCAGCCAGCGCCGTGCCGATCGCATTGCGCGCCGCGTACTTGATGACCGACTCCCCCTCGACTCCGTTGAACCCGTAGCCAGGGAAATGCAGCACGTCGGCGGCGAGTATCCCGCGCTTTTTCTTGCCATCGTCGTAGGCGTAGACCAGCTTGCCGTCTGCACCCTTCGTGACCACGACACTCGAACGATCGAGCGGCACGATCGCCTGTATCACATTGCTTTTCGGTTTGCGCACGATCTCGGCAATGCCATCGCCACGCAGCAGGATCGACGAAACCATCCACTCCCAAAAGCTGGCGGCTGCCATGCTTTCGCACGGCTGCTCGTTCAGCATCCACCACACGTCATGCTCGGCGCGCTGGCGCCCGTCAGGTGTACGCTCGTACACAGGCAGCGGCGTGCTCGCGATCGTCCCCGCTATGAGGTTCACGCAGGCATAGACGGCCGTCGCGCGCCGCGATGACTCCGGCGTGACGCTCACACCAGCCGCCGACGGGTAGACGCCAAACGACTGCCACAGCGCGCTGTCGGCATCCTGCCACCCGCCGACATTCTGAAACTCTGCCCGCATCTCCGCGCGCACGGCGTCGAGCTGGCGGGCCATATCCTTTTTCGTGGTCAAGCCAAACATCAGATCACCATGCAAATGTTGTCGCGCTGATCCATAGACGCCGGATTCAACGCCATCAGCGACACCGCGTTGAACATGGCCATCAGCGGGTCGATCTTCGCGAACCCGGCAGCCTGCTTCGTGATCGTGATGGCGTTACCCCTCGGTTCGACCTTGGCGTTACCGACGCACCAGTTCATCATCGGCTGCCCCCCGTGGATCAACGCGCCCTCGGCGAGCTTGCGTTCCGCTGTCTTGATCGCCCCGGTGAGCTTCCAGCCCTGCGAGATGCCGACGATCTTGTCCGGCGGCACTTCCGCCTCGTGGATCGCCTCGATGATCCCGCCGAGCCCGTGAGGGTCAACGCCGATCTTGTCCAGCAACCCGGATTGCTCCACCTCCGCGCAGATCCCGGCGACCTCTTCCACGTCATCACCGATCTGCGTGACGAGGGTCAGATCCCCGTCGCGCGCGAAGTCCTGGAACCGTGACGCCTCCGACTTGCGCCGCTCCATGACGCTCGGGTGCGCCCAGGCATGCGTCCAGCACAGCCACTCGTGCGAGTCGCGCTTGCGACCCATCACAGACAGCCCGAGCAAGTCGTCGAGCCCGCCGCCGTCGATCCCGATCGTGACCACCTCGCATTCGGCGAGGATGGTCTGCAGCGTCACCTCGGACGCCTGACGCTCCCAGAAATCCGCACCGGCCCAGCGGTCACACTTCAGCGCCAGGCCGATTTCGATGTTCAAGTGCTGCGATGCCCAGCGCCGCAGCTCCTCCTCGCCCGCGGCCTCGGCCTGGTGATAATCAGGGATCAGCCGCTCCACGGTGATCGACTTCCCCCGGTTCGGCGTGACCATCCACCAGTTCGCTGAGTCCCGCCAATCGACCCCATCGGGGAACTCGTACAGGATCGGCAGAATGGATGCTTTCAGCGTGCCATCCCGTACCTTGCGGGCCTTCATCAGCTCGGCCTTGAACACCCCCGCAGGAGCCCGCTCCGACTGCGTGGTGATGTTTATCAAAAACGC